GGCTCGGAGGCAGCGGCTGCACTGCCAGGCGTCGAACAGGCCGATGTGCTCGGGGATCGGGTCGGCGCAGGTGCAGGTGAGATCATCCATTGGCCAGCACCGCCATGATCGACGTCGCCACCCCGTAGCGACCGATCAGCAGGGCCTCGGCGCGGTTGTGGTCCTTCGCCCGGTTCAGCCAGTCCGACATCCCCGGCATCAGCTCGATCGCTCGCATCCGCGCCTGGCGCTTGCGCTCGATGTCGGTGAACCCGCCACCGGTCAGCCCGGCGGCACGCTGCCATTCCTGCGGGCGCACCCACGTCAGCGGTAGCTGGGCGATGCCGACCGCGGTGCGCAGTGCACCGTTGGAATCGCCCTGTGAGTACGCCGCCTTCGAGCCGTTCTTCGGCATGGCGTGGGTCAGCTCGATGAACGCCTCGTCGGCCTCCCACAGCTTCAGCTGCCGGAACACCGCGGTGCCGTCGACGCCGTGCACGCCGAGTGGCATGTCCATCACCGTCGTCGGGTAGCCCTCGACGAACAGGGCGATGGCTCCCGTCTTGCCGGGGTCGATGCCGACGATCCTCATGACAGGTCGATGCCGCTGGCCGAGGTGAGCAGCTCGCAGAGCATGGCGTTGAGCGACTGCCCGCGTTCGGCGGCGAGGGCACGCAGCTCCTCGCGGCCTCGCCAGGGGACGCGGACCATCAGTGACACCTTCGTGTCCTCTGGAGCGTTACTTGGTGATTGGAACATACAGCACAGTATAGCACATGCTGCGATAGCAGTCCAGCGGTTCCTTGACGGGACGTGAGACAATGCGCTCATGTCGAAGGGCTTCGTCCCGGTCCGCCAAGATCCGCGCAAGATGCGCTACATCGAGTGGCTCACCACGCCGCCCACCCACCGGCAGCCCCCTACCGAGGTGGAGCTGGCTCGCGAGATCGACGTCTTTCCCAAGACGCTCTACAACTGGCGACAGGAACGAGAGTTCCGCGAGGTGTGGTCCGACGACACTGATCGCGTTGTCGGCGGTGAGGACCGTCGGCAGCGCGTGATGGACGTTCTCTACGACGCCGCCGTCGATGCCCGCAACCCGCGCCACGTCCAGGCGGCCAAGCTGTACTTCGACACCCTCGGGGCGATCAGCCCCCCACGCGAAGGCGTCAGCGGCAAGGCCATCGGCATGCTCACCGACGACGAGATCGAACAGCTGCTGAGCCGCGGCATCCTCGAACAACACGACCGCCGGGATGAAGTCGATGCCAGCAGCTGAGAGCGGCTACCAGCCGCGCAACACGCCCGCCGAGCGCCGCGCCTTCTTCGATGTGCAGCGTCAGATCACCGAGATCCTCGCCTCCATCGCTGACCACACCGCCGCCATCGCCGTGCTCGAAGCGCGCGTCGACGACCTGGAAACCCCGTGACCGTTGTCGACGGCTACAGCCTGGAGGAATTGGTCCAGGAGCGTGAGTGGCGCAAGGTCGCTCCGAAGTGGGAGGACTCCAGCGCCGACGAGAAGATCGAAGCCTTCCGGTACTTCTGCTCCAAGTACTGGTGGATCAGACACCCCGAGCGGGGCCGCATCCACTTCGAGCTGTTCGAGTCACAGGTCGAGTCGGTCTACCTGTGGCTCACCGAGCGCTACTCGATCGCCCTCAAGGCCCGCCAGATCGGGTTCTCCACCCTCATCTCCACCTACTGCTTCTGGCTGACATACTTCTACAGCGATCGCGCCATCGTCATGCTCAGCAAGACCGAGCGCGACGCCGTGAAGCTGCTCGACAAGGCCAAGTACGGCAGTCGCTTCCTCCCCGACTGGATGAAGCACCGAGGGCCAGTCGTCCAGATCAACCAGACCCGGATGGCCATGAGCAACGAGTCGTACCTGGAAAGCCTTCCGTCCGCCTCGGACCCAGCTCGCGGTGAGAGTGTCTACACGGTCGTCGTCGACGAACTCGGTCTGCTTCCAAACTCGGAGGAAGCGTGGGCCGCCATCGAGCCGATCGCCGACGTGGGTGGCAGGGTGGTCATGCTCGGTACCGCTCATGGTGAGGGCAACCTATTCCACAAGCTTTGGGTCGGGAGCCAGAACCACACCAACCGCTTCAAGGGCATCTTCTTCCCATGGTGGTCCGGCGACCGCGACCAGGACTGGTACGAGTCCAAGAAGCGCGACCTGCCGGACTGGCAGCTGGCCCAGGAGTATCCATCCGATCCCGACGAGGCGTTCCTGCGCTCCGGTCACCCCGTGTTCAACGTCGACACGCTGCGCGCCATGGAAGCCCTCGACCCGATGCGCGGCCGCCTCCTGCCCCAGGCCGAAGGTGCGCCCCTGTTCGAGGCCGAAGGCGGCGACCTGCGCGTCTGGGAGATGCCCGTCGCCGGGATGCGCTACGCCATCGGGGCCGACGTCGCCGAAGGACTCGAACACGGCGACTACTCCGTCGCCATGGTCATCGAGGCCAAGTCACGCCGCCTCGTCGCCGTCTTCCACGCCCGCATCGACTCCGACCTGTTCGGCTCGAACATCCTGTACCACCTCGGCAAGTGGTACAACAACGCCCTCATCGGCGTGGAGTCCAACAACCACGGCCTCACCACCAACAAGGCCCTTGCCCGCGTCGGCTACAGCCCGATCTACCACCAGCGTGCCCTCACCAAGGCCACCACCGGACAGCCCACCGAGACGCTCGGCTGGCGCACCACCTCGATCACCAAGCCGCTCGCCATCGACGAGCTGAACCGGGCGCTGCGCGACGGCGAGCTGCACGTCTTCGACGCCGACACCCACACCGAGCTGCGCACGTTCATCCGCGAAGGCGACGGCAAGATGCACGGCTCACCGTTCGACGACCGCGTGATGAGCCTCGCTATCGCCGTGCAGATGCTGAAGTATGTGTGGCTGAGAGAGTTCCAGCCCATCACCACGCCACCACCCGGAACGTGGGGCTGGTTCGAGCGCAAGTTGTTCGGCGAGCTGAACTCGAAACTGGACAAGACCCCCGAACGCACCCCGATCGGGGCGCACTACGTCAGGAGTGACTGATGGCCACACTCGCCCGATTCCGCACGCAGCGCCCCGTCCGGCGCGGAGCGTGGAAGGCCCGCTTCACCAACCAGAAGCTGAACAACCGCGGCTCGTCCACGTTCACCGCGCCCACCCTCACCTCGATCAGCCCGACGACCGGCGTGCACGGTGCGGCCAACCAGACCGTCACCTGCACCGGCACCGGGTTCCTCTCGGGGATCACCAAGGTGACGATCGGCTTCGTCGATGCCACGACCACGTTCGTGTCGGCCACCTCGGTGACGTTTGTGATGCCGCTGGGCCAGCTGGTCGCTGGCACCCAGACGGTCAACGTGCGCAACGGCACCAAGTTCTCGACGACCCCGAAGACCTACACCGTCACATGAGCACGCGCGACCCCAACGGGCCGACGCTGTGCAAGCAATGCCTGGTGCGCACAGCCGAGGACAACGGCTCGGGCATCTGCTTCCACTGCCGCGTCGCCTCGGTGGGTTTCTCGTTCGTCGGTGGCGGCAGATATGGCCGCCAGTTCTTCAACGACTCGACGAACACGGAACGACGAGCCGAAATCCTGGGCGATCGCGTGCTCGGCGTCGACACCGAGCCGATGAGCACTTACGGGGGCTGACATGAAGATCGCCGAACAACTCTCCTTCTACCGCGATGAGGTCGAGCGCTCGAAGCGGTGGCGTGACTCCGACAACTTCGACGGCCAGTGGCGGCGGATGATCGACCTCTACAGCGGCAAGCAGTACGAGGGCAGCTCGCCCAACGACCGCCTCGTCGTCAACCTGATGTTCGCCACCAAGAACGTCATCGCTCCCGCCGTCGCCATCAACAACCCGAAGTTCGTCGTCAACTCGCGCAAGCCCGAGGGCGCACCGCAGGCGGTCATCGTCGAAGAGGTGCTCAACTACCTCTGGCGTCAGCACCATTACCAGGACGAGATCAGGTTGGCCGTGGACGACTGGATCGTCTGCGGCCACGGCTGGGTCAAGTGCGGTTACAAGTTCGTCAGCCCACCCGTCTCCAAGCCGAGCGGTGAGGGCAACGTCGAGAACCAGCCCGCCGACGACGGATCGGTCGAAGGCATCGACGACCGCGAGCCGGTGCCCGGCAACGTCGAGTCCGAGATACACACCTACGACGACCGCCCCTACGTCGAGCGCGTCAGCCTGTTCGACATGTACGTCGACCCCGATGCTCGTCGCCCCGAGGAGATGCGCTGGATCGCCCAGCGCACCTGGCGCGCCCTGCAGGACGTGCGCGTCGACAGCCGCTACGACCCCAAGGCGCGCAAGGCGGTCAACGCCTCCAGCTGGTCGCGCTGGTACTCCGATGACGGCGACGGACGCGACGGTGACGACCAGCCCGACAAGGGAGCCATCTCGTACTGCGAGGTGATCGAGTTCTACGACATCAAGCGCAACATCGTCTGCACGTTCGCCAACTCCGGTGACGACTCCGAGACCGCCGACACCTCGACGCGCAACGGCAGCTTCCTGATCAAGCCCGCCAAGGTGCCCTACCCGTTCTGCCACCCGTTCGTGATGCTGCGCAACTACGAGGTGCCCGACAACTTCTACCCGATGGGTGAGCTGGAGTCGATCGAGTCGCTGCAGCTGGAGCTGAACGAGACCCGCAACCAGATGCTGAACCACCGCAAGCGGTTCGCACGCAAATGGATCTACTCCAAGGACATGTTCGACGAGGACGGGGTGCGCGCCCTGGAGTCCGACGTCGACAACACGATGATCCCGATCATGGGCGACGTGAACCCGGCGAACTTCATCGCCCCACTCCCCTCGATCGGCACGCCGCCCGACTTCTACAACCAGTCGCAGATGATCGAGGAGGACATCAACACCGTCAGCGGCGTCTCCGACTACATGCGCGGCCAGCCCGAGTCCGCCATCCGCCGTACCGCTACCGAGGCGGCGATGATCCAGGACGCCGCCAACAGCCGGGCGCGCGACAAGCTGGCCAAGGTCGAGTCGTTCCTCGCCGACTGCGGTGAGCGCATCGTGCAGCTGATGCAGGAGTTCCTGACCGGCGAGCACGTCGCTCGCATCACCTCGGTCGCCGGGCGGGCCTGGGTCAACTACGACGCCGACTACCTCCAGGGCGAGTTCGACTTCGAGGTCGAAGGCGGATCGACCGAACCCCGCAACGAGGCGTTCCGCCGCCAGTCCGCCCTCCAGCTCGTCGACGCGATGGCCCCGTTCATCTCGATCGGTGTGATCAATCCCTCCGGTCTGGCGCGCTACGTCCTGCAGTACGGCTTCGGGATCAAGGACACGTCATCGCTCCTCAACGGTCCCGTGGACCAGCAGATGCAGCAGCAGCAGCTCGACCCGAACGCCCAGCAGCAGCCCGGTCAGGAGCAGATTCCACCCGAGGCGCAGCAGATGCCAGCGCCCGAAGGTGAGGCCGTGGGGCAGATGCCACCGGGCGGCGGCGGACAGATCGACCCGGCCATGCTGGAGCAGATGCTCGCCGGATCGTAGGAAACGTGCTTCAATAGGCGCGACCAGGCATCGAGCAACCGGAAGGACTCATAGTGCCGGACTACAACCCCTTCGGAGACGACGGGGAACCTAGTTCGTCGACAGAGGACCCCGCCCAAGGCGGATACGTCCCGGACGGACAACCCACCGATCAGCAACCCGAACCGGATGACACCCCCAAGTTCTACCTAGACGTTGACGACGTAGCCGACCGCTACGTCAAGGTCAAGGTCGATGGGCGGGATGAAGAGGTTCCCCTCCGCGAGGCGTTGTCCGGGTACAGCCGTCAGGCTGATTACACCCGCAAAACCCAGGAGCTGGCGCAGCAGCGACAGCAGGCCGAGTACGCACTCGCTGTCCAGCGAGCACTGCAAGCCGAGCCTGCCGAAACGCTCCGTCTCCTCAGCCGCCAATACGGCGTCCAGTTCGAGCAATCGCCACCGGCCACCGGCCGGGAGCAGCCGTCCTATGACGATGGCTACGAACCCTCTCCGTACACCGATCCGATCGAAGCCCGGCTGAATCAGCAGCAGCAGTTGATCGATCAGATGATGGGCCAGCAGGCCCAGCGTCAGGCGGATGAAACTCTCAGGGCCGCGATCGGTGGTCTCCAGCAGAAGTACCAGCTGGACGACGGCACCGTACGAGAGGTCGTGAGCACGGCACTGCAATCCCGGATGGGACCAGAGTCGTTCGAGATGATCTACAAGAATCTCGCCTTCGATCGTGCCCAGTCGGCACGAGCGCAAGCGCAGGCTCA